ATGGGACGGCCGTCGCTACCGATGCTGGGGAGAGCGCGGAACTGGCCCCATCGCCAGTCCTTGAGCATGATGTTGCAGCCGACCACCGATGTCCTTTGCTCGAATACCTTGCGGTGTCGCAACGGACGACCGCTCATGTTGGGGATGGGTCCGCTCAACATTGTGACCTGCCACTCGGCACCGAGCATGTCGGTGGCCGAAGGCGCGGCTCCGGCGGAGAACAGCTCAGCAGGATCCATTGGTTCGCCGTCCCGCTTGCAGCGCTTCCGCCAGGGCGGCTCGGTTCTCTGGCTTGATCTTGTCCCAGTCGATGCGCCGCTCTCTGAACCTCGCGCGGCCGCGCTCCTTCTTGGGAACACTCTCGGCGTCCAGCCTCACGATGCCTTTGGCGCGCGCCTCGGCGCAGGCGTCGCAGCCGTTCGTGTGGAACGCGGGCCGGCCGGTCGTCGCGTGCGGGCCGCAGAGCGTTCTGCCCTCGCGGGTGCGGTGGAGTTTGGGCATTATTTACCCTTCCCGGCCGCCGCCTGGCGGGCCTTGATGGCTCGCTCTTGCGCCAGCGCCGCATCCTTAGTCGTGACCTTCCCGAGCGGGCGCTTGCCGTCGCTGGTCCAGAGCTGGAACTTGGAGCCGACTTTGCGGATCAAGACATCCTCCCGGTCGCATCGATTCGAGCCAAGGCGGCTTCATAGGCTGAAATGGCGGAATCGACATCGCTGTAGTACCCAAGATGGTAGGTGTGGAAGTTATGACAGATCTGTGCCTGCCATTTATTGTCGTGTCTCTTCCAATACACTCCGTACGGACGCTTCGGGGCTTCGGCGAGAACGATCCATCTCCCGAAGCGCTGCCCGATCAATTTCCACCTCGCATCGGCTCTGGTTTTTCTCCATCGTCGATCTCCCTCTCCCGTTGGTGGCACACGTCGTGACATCGCTTGCACAGCACGTGGAGCGCATCGATCTTACTGACGTGGCCGAGCTTGATCGCGCGCTTCAGATCTTTCCGCTTGCGAGCCCTCGGATCTGCGGCGATCTCCTTGGCGTGCCCACTCACATGATCGAGATCTAAATCCTTCTTCGGCGTCGGGCAGTCCTCGTTGGAACATTTCCACCCCCCCTTTCTGAATACCCCCAACGCGAGCGACGGTCGCAGCCCGCCCTCGCCGTCGCTCTTCAGCGTCGCGCCCGCAGCCTTCGCTTCGCGCCGAATCTTCTTCAGTGCCAGCCTTTCCTGCGCGTTCCACTTGGGCTTGTCGTGATCCTGCTGTGGCTTCTGTTTGGTCTGGGCGTAGTCGACTGCGGTTTTGGACATGACGGCAGTCTACTCCGTGGTGACGATTCCCGGAACCTGCCCGAACGGCCGTCTTTCGTCCGGTCCCATCCGCACTTCGGTCACGACTTTGCTCGGCGCATCCGCGGCCCATTCCTCCATGGTCTTCCGGCAGTACACGCAGAAAAACATCACCGGCATCGGCACGTACTTCTTGGGCTCGCCGCAGACATTGAACTCGACGTAGGGGATGCTTCCCTGGTGCTGGAGCGCCATCCTCACCGCGAGAGCCGGCTGGTCGTGCTCGAGTTCATCGGCCGGCCAAAACATGTTGAGCGTGCCGATCGCATGGCTGGTCTGGCAGTGCGTGCAGAGCCGGCCGCCCAGCACCTGCTCGCGCCAGACGTCGCGGGCGGTACGCAACCCGCCCCATGCTTTCTTGGTGAATCCGGGGGCTACCTTCGAGCGTGATGCGCGTCCCATGGTGACTTCCTACTCTCCCTTGTCGGCCAAGTCTTTGAGGCAAAGCGCGTGCGCTTCTTCCAGGCAGTCGCGAGGAGGACGTCCTTGCGTTACGCAGGATTTTATGTGGACGTGAGCCGCTACGGTCGACAAGCAGTTTTCTGCTGTGGACGGGCCTTGGTAGCGCGTGGTTATGATGTTCGACAATAAAAAATACGTCCCGACTGTTATGCTCGTCCACGCCAGGATCCACAACGGACCGATCAGATTGCTAATGACCTTCGTCATGCGGTCGGCTCTTTCGTTGTCCACGCTTAGCTCCTCTCGGCAAGCGATTCGGCATCCACCCTGGATATCCTAGAGATAATATCTGGCACGTCAATGGGGATTCCCAGCGCCTGCCGGACAAGTTGCCCCGAGTACGCTTCACGCCACTCCTTCGGGACTCCGACCTCGTAATTGGTTGGCCACCCGGTGAGCACCTCGCGCGCGATGCGGTCGACGTACTCAAGCTTGCGGCGGGCGCCGGCGCGCAGGCCCGAGACGTCGAACTCCGTATCGAGCCACGCCGCGAAGGCCTCCGCCCACGACTCATCTGCGTGCTTCATAGCGTAGTGCGGCCCGCTGTCCTGCACGTACTCGACAAAGTCTTCCGCGGGCAGGATGGGCCACGACCCGGTCGTCTTCGGGTATGGTTGCTCGAAGTCGCCAAACGTCGCGGTCCAGTCTGGACGCTTCCAGAGCTCGAAGCTGTAGTTGACCGCGTGGCCGACCTCGTGCCGGACCCCGCGCGCGACGTCTTCCCACCGCATCGGGTAGCGCGCCTGCGCTAGCTCGTATAACTCGGGCGTCGCGAGAAACCAGGGCAGATTGATCGTGATCGCCCGGTCGGCGCACCAGAAGCCGGAGTCCCCCAGCGCGAAGGTGGGCTCGTAGTGCACGATCCCGGCGGCGCGCAGCTCGCCCCGAACCTTGTCGAGTATTCCCTTGAGCTGGCCGGTCGGAACGAGATTGAGGCGCGCCACTGGCGTGTCGAGCAGTGCCGGCAGGGGGTCGTCGAACAGCGGCTCGGTCTCGCCGTACTGCCTGGCAATCCTCGCCCAGGTCGCAGGGCCGCGCATGGTGGCGCCGCGATCATCAACGAACAAATCGCACGCGGGCTTGCCGCCAAGGCCGTCGTCGATGGCATCGAACACGCTCGGCAGCTCGCGGTTGACGAACTCCACCATCTGTTCGTAGCGCGCGCGGTGCAGATGACGAGAGGTCAACCACTCTTTCCGGTTGCTGGGCACGGCGCCTGCGCGGACAAGCGGATCTAAGTCAGGGTCGTACAGCAAGGAACGGCTCGATCGTCCCGACCACAAGATCAGAAGATGGCCAGCTCTGCGGAGGGATACCAGCGCTTCCTTCGCCCCGTCGACGAACTCCAACGGCGTGACGACGTCCTCATAGGGTCGGTCTTGCTTGACGATGGTGCCGTCAAAATCAACACAGATTCGCACTGACGCCCTTGGTGGTGCCGCCGGTCGCGCCTGCTCTTCCGAGATATGCGTGCACCCTTTGAGCTTCATCCCGGCGCATGATTACCTGCCCTCATTTAGCTCGGTAAGCGACTTCGCCGCCAGGTCATCTTCCGGCGCGGGCTCTTTCTTCAACTCCTCGACTTCTTTCTGCGGGTTCTCGATCGAAAAGTCCGCCGCGAGATTGCGGACGCCCGTGTCCAGCGTGATCAGCCGCCCTGCGCGCGCCTGCACGGTGGCCGTGACTTTCTGGCCGGTCTCCTGCGGAGTCGGTCGCGAGAACGGCGGCCACACCAGCTTCAGTTGAGCGCCCTTGACGTTGGCCAGCTTGTGCTCGACCAGCTTATCACCCTGCACCTTGGGCGGTACGAAGATGGACTCACGTACGTTCGTGCCGGGCAAGATCGGGTTTCCGCCCTCGTCGGTTTCGCCGGGCACCGCCGGCCGCCCACGGTCGAGCTTGTGCGCGACTCGCAGGAGCATCTCCATGAGCAGCACCACCCCGCGCTGTCCGTACTGCGTGCGCAACATGGACGCCTTTGCGAACATCGATGACGTGCGCTTCGTGATCTCGGTGGCGGTCATGGGAGCGCCGTCGGTCGACCGCTGGTCTGCCAGCACGCACTCGCAGATCTGCAGCGCCTTGTCTTCGAGTCGATCTGATTCTTTGGCCGCGGCTTCCGTGGCCGCGCCGCTGGTTTCCGCGAAAACCAGCGTTCCGCCCTTCTCGAGCTTGATCGCGGACTTGCTCCCCATTCCGACCTTCGTCAGGCTCGCGTCGCTCGAGATTACCGGCGTCGGGTCGGCATTCCGGAACGCGCCCCCGTGGATCGCGCTGTCCAGCTCGCCGATGCGGTCGAAATAGTCGTAGGCCCCGAGACAATCGGGGTCGCCGTCCAAGTCGTCCGAGACCTCGATATTTGGGATCCACCGGTACGGCACCTCTCCGAAGTTGTGCTCGCGCATCTCTTCGACTGTCTCCGGGTCGTCCCACTTGGGCTCGCTGCTGCCGTCGCCTACCGGCTGGGGCTTCCACACGCAGTCGGTCGTGGTATCGATGATCCGCAAATACCAGTAGTTCTCTTCCTTCCACTGGCCGGTGTCGGCGTCCCGAACTTCCTTTGGGTACATGTAGCGGATTTCAAGCTTGATCAACTCGCTCGGGTTCGTTGGGTCGAACGTGGGGAAGCACCATCGCCGGTCGAGCGATTCGAACACGACCTTTCCGCCGATCAGTTTGAAGCCGACCACCGCAGTCCCCATGGCTCCGCCCATGTTGCGCGCGAGCAGCATCGCGGACCACAACCCATATGCGTCCGTTACCGCCTGCACCCAACCCTCAGTGTCGGGGTCGCCCGGAACTTTCCAGGTCGGCGACGCCTGCTCGCCGAACAGCAGTCCGGTGAAGCGCGATACCACCAGGTGACACAGGTGACAGGGCACGCTCGGGCGGCGGTACCGCATCGGCAGCGCTTCGAGCTCGCCGAATGTGTCCTGGTATCCCGGCGGGAGAGCGGCCGACGAGACGATACTCGCACGCGTGACGTTATCTGCGTTCTGGCTCCCGTCCCAGTTCGTCGCGCAGTCATCGTGCTGCGCGGTCCGGAAATAGCTGTAGAGGCGGTTCAGCTCGAGCTGGCGCGGGCTGAGCCCGAGCCGACGGATCTTATCTGAGACCAGGTTCGAGTCGGCCGCTGCTCCGACGACTTGAGGGCCGGCGTTGATGTCGCGAGAAATTCCGCTGCTCATGGGGGGCCATCCTACCAGTTAGAGAGGTTGAGGTATACCGAGCCGACTTCCGGCTTGGGTTCGACTCTGCCGAGACGCTCGCCTTCCTTGGCGAACCACGAGGCCATGAGGCGATCTCCGGCGTGCGCGTCGGGGTGATAGCTCAGCATCTCGCCCACCCACTCCTCGATCTCGGGATGCGAGCGCCCGCCCTGGCTCGGGATGATCCACTTGGGCGGCCGGCACGCCATCTCAATCCCCATGGCCTCGACTCCGAACGAGGCGTCAGCCTTGTTTTTGCCGGTGGTGAATGGGACGATGGGGATTGAGGTGTTGTTCTGGAGAATCTGAACCAGAAATTGCTGGGCAGCCACGTTCTCGATCGCGAACACGCAGTGGAACCGCTCGTACAGGTCCACGACCTTGGCCATGATGTCGGTGGCGACCCAGCGACCCGACTCGACCCATAGCACTTCGCGGTCGCCGTTCGGGTGGACGAAGATCACGAAGAAGACCGTCAGGTCGTTGTTTGCCTTCAGCCCCACGCCGAGGTCGACGCCACAGTAGACCTTGCACCCAGTCGGGACCGCCCGCAGCGCGTACACCATGCTTTTGCCTTCGCCGCGGGCTTTGCATGCGTCGAGCCATTCGCGCTTGAATCGAGAAGTCGAGTCGTCGGTGGCCTGGCACATGAGCTGAGACTGAAACTCGATGGGTCCGATCTCCTGGCGTCGTTTCTCGATGCGCGCGAGAGACCACACCTCGGGCCAAGCGCTCTGACCGTCCTTCGACAAGATCGGGTACTTGAACGCGTGCCATCGCGGGTTGCGAGCCATCGTGTGTAGCAGGTCTTGCGGGTGAAATGCGTTCCCGATCGCGAGAATGCGCCCGCGCGCGGTCATACGGCCGGGAATCGTCTTGAGATACCAGTCGAGCACGCCGGCCCGCATGTATTCGGTGCGGGTGTTCTCTCGGTTTAGGATGTCGTCCAAGATCGCCTCGTCGATGCGCGCGCCCTGCGTGTTGGACCCGACGCCCAGCGTGTTGACCGACGGATCTTTCGACATCGTCGATCGCTGGACCGTAAGCTGCTCGCTGTTCCACGGCATCGACGGGTCTGGCACTAAATCGGGAAACACCTCGTGCAAAGCTTCGCTCGACTCGATATAGCGGCCGATCAGGTTGGCGATCTTGGTCGCCATGGTCGACGTGTTGCTGACGATCGCGAACCGCAGCGTCGGGTCGCGCCCCAGCTTGTAGAGCGTTCGGGCCACGCTGAGGCTCAGGGTCTTTCCCGACTCAACGAACGCCCACAGCACCAGCCGATCGTAGTTCTCCGCAATCTGAAACCAGCGATAATGCAGGGGTGCCAGGTCGATGGTTCTACCGGTCTCCTCGTTTCGCATCACGTACTGGACGAACGCGCGGAAGTCCGAGCGGGCCGCCGCGCACAACTTGGCTTCGGTGTGGCGCCGGGTGAAGTCCAGGACCTCGAGGTCTTTGCGTTCGACGGCGGCGGACATCAAGAGCCTCGTCGAATCATCCCCGCATTGGGTCCCGTTGTAGTCGGCGCGCCTGGCTGTGGTGTCGGCGCCTGCCCGACAGACAGCGCCCCCATTGAGGCACCGTGGGGAGTCGGAGCCTCTGATGTGCTTGGCTCGGGCAATTCCTGAGCGCTCACATCGATCTCGCTAAACGCCTGCGGAGCCGTAGATAGAGCTGCATCGTGATCGAGGATCTGTTTCGCTATTCGAGCGGCTCTCAGGAATCGCTGGGCCATCTCCTCAGCCGATAGCGTCTCCTGGCGGGTCACGGTCGTCAGAGGTCCGCCGCCTTCTCCCATCACTTCGAGCTGCACGCGCGCCTTGCCCGCGTACTGCTCGATCAGCGTCTTGCGTGCCAAGTCGCTCTTGCCCATGCCGGCCAGCCACTCACGGTGGAGTAGCCCGCGGATGCGCGTACCACCGGAGCATCCGACCTTCGCGAGCAGCGCCTTGCCCATGTCGGTGTCGTCTGTCTCTTCGAGGAACTTCGCCACCGTCTCGGCGCGCGTGCGGCCGTTGAACCCGGTCTTGTTTTTGCCAGGTTCACCCGCGCGAGCCGGGCGCAGATTCGCCAGGCTATTTGGGTGGGTCCCGCGCTTGCTGGGCGGGAAGGGGGAGTCGTCAGCCATCGGCGCGCCTTCTCATATCTCGCGCGATCTCTCTCAATCTCGCGCGCGGCGTGAAACTCGTCAGGAAGTCAGCCGGGTGCGGTTCGTCGATGTCGTATTTCCGCAAGTACGGCGCCAAGTCGAAGTGTGTGGAAACTCTGCGCACCTTATCCGCCGATGGGTTGGATTGAAGCTTGGGCCGAGCGTCCAGAGTCCGAGCGAACCGCGCACAAATCGCGGCTGGATTGGCCTGGGGTCGCGCAGAATCCAGTGCCAGCTGTCCGGCATGCCCCATCGTCGACCCGAGGCGCGCACGCAGTCCACCAGGTCGACCGTCCCGATCACGCAGCCCTTCGCCAGATCGTCGAGTGCGGGAGCATCCACCCCTATCGCGGCCATCCACCCAGCGGCCCACGCGTGATAGGTGCGCGTGCAGCCCTTGCCGGCGTGAATGGCCAACGTCCCACGATAGGATGTCGACCACGTGCGATTTTCCACGTCCTTCCCGGCGTGGATGATCGCCCATGCCCAAGGTGCTTTGACCGTCAATGCCCTCATGCGCTAAGTATCTCATGCCGCATGACGGCGTCAAGCCCTTTGCCGTGCTTGTCATGACCATAAGCGTCGCGCCTCCTCGATATCCGGGTGGCCCTTGCCGGCGTAGCGAAACGACGCCACCCTTCGCCCCTGCGCATTCGCCGAGGTCCGCGGCATGTCCCTGATGCTGCTGCTGCTGCTGAGACTCCCAGGGATGTGCGGCCGGGCGGTCATCCTCCACGCCGCCGACTTCGCCCACGCAGCGATTAGTCCGGGATGCGAGGTCTGGACAATGCACGTGCCCCCGAGCGCGCGGATAATGGCCCCGCAAGTATTCGGCAATCCATGCGCGCCGAGTCCGAGCCCCTGAAAATCTGGCAGCACCACAATCCGAGATAGACGCCACGCCCGTTGAAGCTTTGGATGCGGGAAGAACTTCACCGCCGCGAACGCCGCCAATGTCCCATCTAGGAGGCCCGCGAAACATCGGCACCCGCCCGGAAGATCTGCCGTCAGATAGTGATGTGGAGCGAACCATTTCCACGCCTCACGTGTGCATCGAACGATTTCGAGATTGACGCTTGGGCGTCGCTGATGCTCCCGCCATGAGAACTTGCCGATATGAGGTTCCAGCACCCAGTCGGGCTGCAACCAATCGAGCACGTCCTCGTGGCACGTCACGGCGACAAAGCGCTTGCCCGGTCGCGCTCTCACGGCCTTGGCGCACGCGTGCGCTCCAATGCGTCCCACCTGTCGATCAACCACGGAAGAAAACTCGTCGAACGCCACCAGGGGCCGCTCGTCTACGATGGCACGGGCGAGGTTCACGCGGAACTTTTCGCCGTTGGACAGCACCCGATATGGCTTGAGCCAGCCGGGCGGCGAGGCAAAGCCGACGGACGACAACGCCCCGACAACGTCTCGCACCGGCATGGAGCCGAAGCCGTCCACGATGGCCTTGTCGGAGTCCCAACTGTAGCCATCGATCAGGGCTTCACCGAACATCGCGCGTGCCACTTGCGACTTGCCGGCGCCCGAGGGTCCGGTGATGAGTCCGACCTGCCATGGTTGCGCGTCCAGAGGAACCTCGAAATGAAACTCGACGTTCGAGTGCCGCTTCTCTGGCACGTCGAACATGCCTTCAACTTGAAGCACCTTTGCCGAGCGGGTGATCGGCGCCGTGAGCGCTAGATCAATGCGCGGCACTTTAGCCCCTCCTCGGTGAAACGTTCGAGCAGCGTCGACTGATGAACCTCGTCCACGCACGTAACGACGATCTGGAAGTTCTCGCGCAGCTCGGCGGACTGATCTTCAGAGCCGGTCCCGTCGCCGCTAGCGCTTGCGACTGCGCCCAACTCCGCCGCCAACTCCTTTTCCAGCTCATCCAGCGCCAGTAGCTCGAACCCGTCTTCGTCGTCCTCCAACTCCTTGAGCTGCGCCAGCGCGTCCTCGGTGAACTCGCCCGAAATCTTCGGGTTATTGGCCACGAGATTCGCCATGCGCTGCCGCGTCTCGTCCCAGTCGACGAACCGCACGCGGAATCGCTCGCCAGTCTTTGGGTGAACGATGTAGCCCTCGGGTCCGGTGCGCACGCACTCGGATGCTCCCGCGGCGAGCAGCCGTTCGTACCTCTGGTGCCCGCTGACCCACTGCCCGGTGCGGTCGTTGAAGACCATGCCCAGTTCGCCGAAGGTCTCCATGCTCACGCCGAGCCCAGCCCGCGCAGCATCGCTCATCTTGCGCGCATTTGCCGGGTCTGGCGCCAGCGCCGTCAGGGGTACGCGAATCTCGGCCGAGTCAAGTCCTGCTTGCGATCGCGACACAAAGCCAACGATGCGCCACCGTGTGCCAACCTGTCAAGGACTTCGCCAGAGTGGCGAGCGCTGGTTCGCGTTACGCCGCCCAACCTGTTTTGAGCGTTTTTATGCGCCGCTCTCGCCTAGGTGCCTGGATTCGTTGCGTTTTGCAGTGAGTCGATAGACGCAACTTGCGTCTTTCGATTTGAGAGGAACAGGCCCAGCACATCGAGGCGGAAGGCCAGGTCTGCGCGGGCGATGCGAACCAACTCCTCGCGCGAGTAGGCCGGCGCGTGAGGCTCCCTCTTTGCCGGCGGGTCCACAGTCCCGTTCTTCACCCGCTCCACCTCGGCCGCGGTAGGCGCCTCGTCTCGCCTGCTCACGGGCCACAGGTCGGCCATCCGCTCGAAGGCCCGTCCGCCGTCGCTCCAATTCGTGAAGTCTCGTTCCATCAGTTCACCGGGCGGGGACTGCCTGCTTTAGCTGGCAGAGGAAACGCCGTCCGGTTGCTACGATGGTTGACTTTACACGCGCACAGCGTATCCTGCAAGCGTGCCGTTGCGGGGATTCAAATACCGTTTCTACCCGACCGCCGAGCAAGAGGTCTTGCTCCGCAGGACCATCGGGTGCTGTCGTCTCGTCTACAATCGCGCCCTGCACGAACGCAGCGAGGCGTGGACGTCGGGGAAGAAGTCCATCGGGTACGCGGCCCAAAGCTCCGCCCTCACCGGCTGGAAGAAAGAGCCCGAGCTTGCGTTCCTTAACGAGGTTTCGAGCGTTCCTATCCAGCAGACCTTGCGCCACCTGCAAACCGGCTACGCCAACTTCTTCGCCAAGCGGGCCAAGTACCCCAGCTTCAAGAAGAAACGGGCGGGCGGTTCGGCGGAGTTCACGCGCAGTGGTTTCCGCTTCGGCGACGGCAAGCTGACCTTGGCTAAGATGGACGCTCCGCTCGACATCCGATGGAGTCGCCCGCTTCCCGCCGGCGTGCAGCCCTCCAGCGCCTCGGTGAGTCTGGACGCCGCCCAGCGATGGCACGTGTCCCTGCTCTGCGAAGACCGCACCATCAAGCACCTGTCCAAGCTCAAGACCGCCGTCGGGATAGACCTCGGCATCAACGCCTTGGCCACGCTCTCTACTGGCGAGAAGATTCCCAACCTCCAGCACGACGCCCGAGAGATGAAGCGCAAGCGTCGCCTCTCCCGCGCGATGGCCCGCAAACAGAAAGGATCCAAAAACCGAAACAAGGCTCGCATCAAGCTCGCTCGTCTGCACGCCAAGGTGGCCGACCGTCGCCGCGACCAAATGCACAAGCTTTCCACTCGACTCGTTCGCGAGAACCAAGTGATCGTCGTCGAGGATTTGAACGTCGCTGGAATGGTCCGCAACCACTGCCTCGCCCGAGTCATCTCGGACGCGGCTTGGCGCATGCTCCTGACATTCTTGGCGTACAAGTGCGCCTGGTATGGCCGGGAGTTGGTGAAAGTCGACCGCTTCTACCCCAGCAGCAAGACATGCTCCGCTTGTGGTCACGTCGTCGAGCACCTGCCCCTCGACGTGCGCAAGTGGACTTGCCCATGCTGCAATGCAGAACACGACCGAGACGAGAATGCAGCTCGCAACATTTTGGCCGCGGGACTCGCGGTTTCTGTCTCTGGATCTGGTGTTAGCCATCGTGTCCTTCGGGGTGCGGTGCAGTCAGAGTTGAAAGAGAAATACTCGGTTGTGAAGCCGGGAATCCGCCTCCTTTAGGGGGCGGAGGATGTCAATGTCGTTCTCCTTTGCTTTTCGCCCAGCTCAGCACAGACCACAGGTGAAATGACACCAGGTCGCAGACGCGGCGCCGATCGTGTCATCCGGCAGACCGGTCACGTCGTACTGCTC